TTGTACCAGAGCTTGGGGGTATGACTTTTTGGGATATAAATAAAGGTATGACTATATCTGAAGAAGATAGTCATCCAAATGCAAAAGGACATGAATTGATAGCAAGGTATTTTTATGAAAACACAAAGTGCGAAAGCAAAGGGTAGACGACTCCAACAATGGTTTCGTGATTTACTAATAGAAAAGTTAGACATACATCCAGAGGACATAGAATCTAGAAGTATGGGTGCTGGTGGAGAAGATTTAATTATGGCAAGAGCTGCAAGAGAAAAGTTCCCATATTCTATAGAGTGTAAAAATCAAGAGTCTATAAACATATGGAAATCATATGAACAGGCCTGTGAGAACGCTAAAGACTATGAACCTATTGTAGTGTTAAAAAGAAACAAAACAAAGCCTCTAGTATTAGTAGATGCAAAATATTTTACAGAACTACATAAAAAAAAGACTTGACATTGGTTTCATTTTATGTTAAGTTATAAATAATATAACAAACCAAGAGGTTAAAAAATGTTAAAAAAAGCAATAGCAATATCGGCAGTAATGTCTGCCATAGGAAGTTCTGCACATGCAGAAGGACAGATTGTATCTATACAAGATGTAAATAAAACAATTGTCCACCAAACACCTTACACTACAGAAATTTGTAGAAACTATCAAACCAGTGGTGATAAAACTGGAGATACACTTATGGGTGCTATTATTGGTGGTGCAATTGGTAATAATGTCGGTGACATGAAAAACAATGGTGCCTTGGGTGCTCTACTAGGTGGTATGTGGGCTCATCAAAATTCTGATGCACAAGGTGGTATTGGTACAAAATGTAAAACTATTACAAGATATAATGAAGAAAGTAGAACTGTCTACTCTCACTCTATTCTTACATTTAGGTACAACGGAAGAACTTATACCACTAAGTTTAAGAAATAGTAAACTGTATGAGAAAGTTTACTAGAGGTTGGAAACCTAAAAACCAATTCCAAACAAAGCGTAACGACAAGCCTAAAGAGATGAGTGGTTTGACAGTTATAGTTAGAAATAATGATGTTAACAAAGCCATCAGAGTATTGAAAAAGAAAATGCTCAATGAAGGTATCATGAAAGAAATGCGAGACAGATCAGATGGGTACAAAAAACCATCTGAAAGAAAAAGGATTGCAAAAAAGGCTGGTGCAAAAAGATGGCAAAAGAAAGTGAAAGAAATGGAAGCGAGGGGCGAATGGTAGATATACACGATAGAATGGCAAAGGTTAGGGCTGCAAAGAAACCAGCAGAAAACAAATCAATTCATGAAGAGGTTTTAAAACTGCCAGATGACCATGCTTTATCTGCAAAGAATGTAAAAGAATATATTGCATGGAATAAAGATAAACTTCCAGAGTTGAAAAGGCAAGTTAGGAACAAAGATAAAGGTTCTATTGCAAAACTTGCTGATGTGGAATCCTACATTAGAAATCTTAGAGGTTATCTAAGGGGTGGACAATACTTAGATGACTTTTATGGTAAAGAACAAGAGAGGAAAATTAAGTGGGTGACGATAGTTCCAAAGGGTTAGATGATAAGATAGTCAAAGGGCCTGATAAATGGTTTGCAGACTATGTTAAGAAGTCTAAAGCTAAAAGGGATAAAGTAAATAAGATACAACAAGATATGTTATTTATTGATGATATGACTCAGAATATCGTTATCAATTTTTTAGAAGATTTAAAACACGAAGGTTTTCAAATAGAAAGTAAAAGAATGATGGGTGACATAAGATTCTTGACAGATGTCATTAAATGTATTATTATGGGCGAAGTAGGATACAAACATCCATTAAGAGAAGCAGTTGATAAGTACATAAAGGACTTAGAGGGTAATAATGATAATAGTTGATATGAATCAGATTTGTTTGGCATCGGTTATGATGTCTCAACAAATGTCGAATAGTAATGATGTAGATGATAAGATGATTCGTCACATGATACTAAACTCTATCAGATTGTATAGAGGTATGTTTAGTGAAGAGTTTGGTGAGATAGTTCTTACATATGACTCTAAACACTATTGGCGTAGAGATTACTTTGAACAGTATAAACACAATAGAAAAAAAGGTAGAGAGAAAGATAGTAAAGATTGGAACGCTATCTTTGAATGTCTAAATCAAATCAAATCAGAATTTAAAGAGAACCTACCATACAAATTAGTTGAAGTGTATGGCGCAGAAGCAGATGATATAATTGCAACTCTTTGTAAACATTTCCAAGATGAAAAGATTATGATTGTAAGTGGTGATAAAGATTTTATACAACTACAGACATATCCAAATGTCAAGCAGTATAGTCCAATCCTAAAGAAACATGTGAATGGTGAAGACCCAGAGACATATATAAAACAACACATATTAAAAGGTGATACAAGTGATGGCATACCAAATGTGTTGTCGCCTGATCATACTTTTACAGAAGGATTAAGACAACGGCCTTTGACTAAAAAGAAGATTGAAACTTGGATGGATATGCATATTGATGATTTTGATGAAGAAGTCAAAAGAAATTATATTAGAAACGAAAAGTTAATTGACTTGAAAAAGATACCAGAGGTACTTGAAAAAGTTATCATGGTAGATTTTTGTGAAGCGCCTTGTGGTGATCGTTCAAAACTCTTTCCATACTTTACGGATAAGAGATTGAGAGAACTAACAGAACAAATAGGAGAGTTTTAATGGCTGATAATTATACATTACTTTATCATGAAATATTAGATAAGGTTCATAAAGCAAAATCTAAGGAACAGAAAGTATCTATCCTTAGACAATATAACACAGAGGGATTTAGAAAGATTATCAAAGCATCTTTTGATCCTAAAATAGAATGGGATATTCCAGAGGGCTCAGTTCCATATCGTGTAAACGAGGCGCCTGAAGGAACTGAACATACTAGACTTGCCACTGAGGCAAATAAGTTATGGCACTTCATCAAAGGTGCAGATAGAAATCTCAGTAAAACCAAAAGAGAAATGATGTTTATCCAAATGTTAGAGGGATTGTGTCAAGGTGAATCAGAACTTCTAGTTACTGCAAAAGACAAAAGACTACACCAAAGATATAAAGGTTTATCTCATGCTGTAGTAAAAGAGGCTTTTGATTGGGATGACAATTACATGGCGATTGACAACTCAATGCCTGCTGTTACTAGGGATAAACAAGGAAACCGAATCGCCGCAGATGATTCGTATCCCCAGATGCCTGGCAGTGCTTCTGGTGCCTAAAAAAACGCTGTAATTCCAATGACTTATTAGGGGGGTTGACATTGCCCAAAAACTATGGTACTGTATATACATAATGAAGATGAGAGGTAAAAATGGGTAAAGTTAAAAATTACATGATGGGTATCGAAGAGGATATCTATGCGATAGATGGTTTTGAAAACAAGGTATCTGAAGCAGAAAACACTTCAGAAGTCAAAGCTTGGGTTAATGAGAAACTTGGGTTGACAAGTTCATTTGATATCGGTATCGCATCAGATGTAGTAGATAATTGTTGGAATGAATATTGGGGGTACTATGTATAAAGTGAAAGTTGGTGATACAGTATACGGCAAGTTCGGTACTGCAAAGATTAAAAAGATTGAGTTGTGTGAAAAAGTCGGTGACAAAGAAGGTATCGCTGTCAAAGAGATTTGGAACAACTTGGTTGAAAAGTGTGTATTCGATATGGACAATGGACATTTTGAATACGGAACAGATATAGATTATATTCCATACTAAGAGGTTATTATGAAAACTTGGATTGCATTTAGTTTAATTGTTGTTTGTATTATGGTTGTGGGTTACATAGAAGACCCATGTGCAACAGAAGGTTTGATGAAAGGTTGTATGGACTAATAGTTTCTGATGCTCTCGCCTCTCAAATCTCATCATCAAAAGAGGGCATGCAGACGGCGACACAATCAATATATGATGAGTATAATGTGAAAAGATTGTGTCGCCAACTTTAATTTTTGATAAATAGTAGATATGGTTATGGATAAGTTTGTTATTATAAATGGTGGAACTCAGAAGCAGAGATGGTTAGTTGAAGATATTGCATGGTGGTTTTGTACCAAGTATTTTAAAAGATTCAAGTCTTTTAACATTGAAATAGATCTCACGAAAATGAAAGATAATGTGAACGGATGGTGTTATCATGTAGATGGTAATGCTTGTCATATTGAGATCGATAAAAGACAAAAGGGTGATGACTTTATTACTTGTGTATTACATGAATTAGTTCATGTGAAACAATTCTTGAAAAGAGAGTTGGTGGATACCAATGGTTTAGAATCAAAGTGGAAAGGTGAAGCATACCTTTACATAGATTATTATAATCTACCTTGGGAAAAAGAAGCATACCACTTGCAAGAAGTTTTACTAAAGGAGTACAAGAATGAGTGTCACAATGCTTAGTGCGGCTCTACTATGTTTATCCATGAATGTATTTCACGAAGCAAAAAATCAAAGTGTAGAAGGACAGATTGCAGTAGCAGAAGTTGTTATGAATCGTGTCGCCGACACTAGATATCCAAATACAGTTTGCGAAGTAGTATATCAAGGCCCCACAAGAGAATCTTGGAAAACCAAGAAACAAAAAGATTTACCAAAATACAAAAGGACATATTATCCTATCAGAGACAGATGCCAATTTAGTTGGTATTGTGATGGCAAGACAGATGAAATCCCTAAATATGACCATAATGCATGGCAGATTGCAACATGGGTTGCAAACGGAGTGTTACATGGTAAGTTAAAGCCTATAACTAAAGGTGCAACACATTATCATGCAGATTATGTATTGCCTGAATGGGCTGAAACAAAAACAAAAACAAAGGTGATAGGGAATCATATTTTCTATCGGTGGGAGAAATGATATGCTAGAAACACTTATAGTGTCGGTGATGGGTTCGTTCATATACGATAACATCACTTTTTTTAAAACAGCAAATAAACAATATGAACAAGGTTACAGATGGGAATATGATTGGAAAGATAGAAATCAAGATGTTCCAGCAATACCTTTGCAATATGAAGATGGTTCAGAAAAGGTGATTTGGGTACTTAAAAAATAATGATTGAATTTGATTATGATTTAGATTATAAAAATACTTTATTTAAACCGAATGATCCTAGATATAGGATTGGTCGTGGTGAGCAAGGTGTGCTACTAGTTAGACCATATACAGATGTTATATGTAAACACTGGCGATTTAAAACACCTAAAATTGCACAAGAAAGCGCTGTAAAAATATATAATCTTTATAATGGTTATAAAGAGAAAAAAGATTTTGTGGGTATGGATATGTGTCGTAAATTTTTAGAGATGGGATTTACAAGAGCAAGAAGATATGCAAATCATAGAAGTGGTAGGAAGTATGATTCAGAGGGTAATGTTAGGCCACAAGAAAAAGATGCATTGACTAACAAGAAAGCTGAGTCTGCAAAGATTTTTAGATACTATAGAAAATCCTTGACTTCTGACCCTACTTATATTATAATGAGAAAAGAATGGAGGCGAAATGAACATATTCTATTTACACGAGAATCCAATCCAGAGTGCCAAGTGGCATCTGGATAAACATGTCGTTAAAATGCCTATTGAGTATGCACAGTTACTTTCTACTGCACATAGATTATTAGATGGTACAATGTGGATTGATAGAACTGCAAATAATCGTAGAATTAAAAGATGGCGTTTAGATGATGACAGAGAAGATAATCTATACAAAGCAGGACATATCAATCATCCATCAGCAGTGTGGTGTAGAGAAACTACTGCAAACTATTTTCATTTATTTTCTTTGTATACTGCTACACTTGCAGAGTTTACTTATAGATATGGTAAACAACATGGTGCAAGTAAACCTTGGTTATGGTTACAAAGACCACCTAAAAATTTAAAGCGTGATGGATTTACATCAATGCCACAAGCGATGCCTGATTACTGTAAGATTGTTGGTGACAGCATTGGGGCCTATCGTAAATACTATATAAATGAGAAGAAAAGATTTGCAACATGGAAAGGTAAGATAAATGGAAGAGAAATCCCAGAGTGGTATGTCTCAAGCCGATCTCTATCGGCGTGAGATTGCACAACTAACAAAAGAAAAATA